GCTCTTTCTCGTGTAGTATTGAGCAAAGCATTGTTAAGCTTACTGTTTAATGAGCTTACTTCTTCACGATAAGTTTCTTTAGCAGCAGAAGAATATTTAATACTGTTTGTAGCTACAACTTCTAAACGAGCTTTGTTAGCTAAAGCTTTCATGCTATTAGCATAGTCGGCATAAATTAGTTCCATCGGGTGTCTAGCTTCGGAAACCAGGGTATAGGCATCATCAGTTTCAGCCATTTTGGTGCTTCTTTGGGTTCTATATTTTGTGTCAATGGTTACTTCTCCGGTACGCTTATTTATTTTTTTCACGTCATATGCGACATCATCTGCGGTCTTATACACCAGGGACCCTTTTGGTTTTGATGGGTCATATAATTCGTCTCCCTCTATATTTATATGGGGACTGCCCTGTCTTTTAAGAACTGATACTTCACCTTTACTCCTAGACAATATAGTAGAGGCACCACCGTACCGTATATTCCCATTAATATCTGTATGGGCCTGGTAATTTTTACGCAGGGATGCAATATCGTTATCTATCTCACTCTGCTTATAGTCTAGCTTATGCTTCTCTGCATCTATGACTACCATGCTATGACGAACCGCTCTAGCCAATTCATCCTCTTTCGCTCCAGCCAAAGTCATATCAGTAATAAGGTTTGAGATCTTACCCATCTCTGTACCTGTGTTCTTCATAATCTTGACAGTACGACCTTTATATGTTTCAGGACCATATTCTACTTTAGGGTCAAATCCTTCAAGACCTTTCAACGGAGGCGTGGAAGTAATTTTTACTTTGCCTTTCCTATCGTGTGTTGGGATACACATAACAGTATCACCATCGAAATCTGCTCCTGACAATCGCTCTGCAACCGAACTATTAATCCCAACAGCATCTCGAATATCCTTGCCTAACAATTTCTTAGCGGTAGCTTGGTTGTTATTAACTGTTAATATAGGAATTTCAAATGTGCCGCCATGAGGATATCGAATAAGCGCAAGCTTCGTTCCGTTCTCATAGTTAGGTGCATATACTTCATTGTCTTTCATAGATGTGATCGGTATGATTACATGGTATCGCTGTCCAGGCAGAGCTGCCGCTTTTAAATGTACTGCTGCGGAATCACACTCATCTGCAAATTTAGTTAATAAATGCTTCTTAACAGTAGGATTTGTAAGTGAACTAAGCTCTTCATATTCTTCCATCTTATCCGCCTTAGCTATGCCTAGCTGTTTCTTAGCCATACTTAAAGACTGCTTAGCTAAAAATTGAGATGGTAGAGCATTAGACCATTCATCCCAATCTCCCTCATCAGCTCTTTTATTGATAAGACCGAGTTTTTTATTACCATTTTTATCGGTATACCAATATTGTCCGCCTTAATCTTTGTCGTCACCATACACAGCCATGCCTTTTATGTATTTCTTTCCATCAACCATTATACGAACTTGAGAATATCTAGACTCGCCCAATGATAAATCGTCGACACCTCTTCTAAGTTCGACAATACCATCTTTCTCAATACCGCCATCTTCTTTATATCGAACCATAAGGCGCTTAGAGTCAAGACTTTCAGGATAATGGAATTTCTTTTCGAAAGTATCACCACCATCACGAGAAATATATTGATCCTCATTCAATGGATGGATCTTGTCGAAATTATATATTTCTTTATGCTCGGTTCCAGGAGGACAAATAACTTTTTGGTTTGTCTGCTGACCTGGATTTGTAGCTTGTGGTATTCCGCCTTTATAAATAGGATATCCTTCTCGCTCAAGTAAATATAAAGCTTGGTTAAGTTTCTCTTGAGAAATATTAAGTTCACGTTCAACACCAGTGCCGACATCGATCATGCCTTTTTTATCAATTTGCTCTTTTATGAAATCAGCAGTTTTTCTAGCTTCATTCATACGAGCTTCCGATTTATCATTAAGCAAAGATCGAACTGTAGATTCTGGTATTCCCATTTTCCTACCAATTTCCGTAGCACCAAGACCATCTTCTTTCAAAGATTTAGCTCTAGCTACATCAAGCATACGGCGTTCATCTTTGGCTATGGCTTTCTCCATACGATATTGTGTTGTGGTTAAACCAAATTCTTTTTTAATATTTTCCGGAGTCTCAGCCCAACCAGATTTCTTAAGTTCTTCGACTCGACCTAAAAAATCTCGACTAGCATGTTGATAAGGATCATCTCCAGATCCCCAAGGATATCTTCCTGAACGACGTTTGATTCCATAATGTTCAAGTTTGTCTGGATCGTCAGCTATGCCATAATACGACATTATTTCTTCTGCTATTGGATTCATGTTCACACCTCCTCATCATATTTTTCTATCAGTTTATTTAAATGCACGATCTTATCCATGATTGGTAAAATATCTTCTGCTGTTGGATTATGTACTAATACGTTGTCTTCCTGATAGATTCGTAATTCCATATCGATTTCTCCAGGTTTGACTTTGTATTCCAAACAAAAAAGAGCAGCGTAAATTTCTAACTGCTCCATGTGGACTGGTGTTTTTCCTGTTTTCAAATCATGTATTCGTAACATTCCATTTCTAAAACATATCGCGTCTGCTGTACCAAAGAATTTGTCTGAATAATATAAAACCACTTCGGTGTTCATTTTAAATCCGATAGCATCGTTTACATATGCATAAAGAGTTTTATTAGATCTCGGTTGTTTAATTCCTAAATCAATTGTATCTTTAGCCCAAGCGTGCAGTTTGGTACCTAATTCTGCAGCTTTCTTATTTGCAAAAACATCTAGAGCTTTTTCGTCATCATATCTAAGCCAACTAGATTGTGATGGACTAAAAGGAGCATGTAAGCCCTCAAGATTCAAATGCTTTATAAAGTTCATTCAAAACTCTCTCCTTATTCTCTGGATAAATAAATCTTGAGAATGACATCTCATTCATTTTATCCACATAATATTCTTGGTTCGGCTGTCTTTTAGCATTCGCGCTTTTTTTATTTTCTAGAGAGGCCCACTTATTTTTGTAAAGTATAAGCAAGTCGGGAATCCCTTGAATCTGATCCATCTTAAATATCATACATCCAGGAAATAATTCTTTTAACTCATCTCTAAGTTTGTCTTGGAATCCACTTTCCAACCTCGAACTTCTCGCCATAAGTGAGTCTCCTTTCTTTTCTGTAAAAATAAAAGAGAGGAAGCCAATTATGAAAACTGGCGGTTGTAACCTTCTTCCTCTCATAAAAGGGCATGTTTTTTTCGCGAATTCTAAAACGCCGGAAAATATCAATTTAATTGTCTTCTCTATCCATGTATCTCAATTTGTCCATAGAACATCCAAGTGCTTTGCAAATTCTATCAACCTTGGTGAATGACGGACACACTCGTCCTGTTATATATTGACTTAGCATTGTTTGCGATATACCTGTCATTTCTGCCAAATCATCTTGTGTTATTCCTTTTGAATATAATAATCGTTGCAACCTCCTTCCGAATTCATTTTTGCATTCTTCTTCGGTAAGCTGTTCGCCATATACTGGCGCTCGTCTAATCGTCTTATTGATATAATCGAAAATGAATATCTCTCCATCATCCAACTTCACACATAACTCGCACGTACAATCCTCCCAATACTTAAGAGTACGCCTTCCTTCTAAGGGATAATACATCTTGAAATCTTCGAACATTAAATTTGTCATATAAACTCCTCCTAATTGTGTACTTTTGATCTATTTGGCCAAAACCCACTTTTTGCCCCCTATTTATATATAATTTCAAATTATTATATATATATAATAAATATTTTATTTTTTACAAATTAAGAAAAAAAAGTGGGCAAGTGGGCAGAAAACCCGCAAACCCGCATGAATACTGGGCTCAAGGGCTGCCCACTTTTGAAAAAAAACCGGGCAAAAGCCCAACTTTTTTGGCCACAATAATTTTTTCAATTTTTCATCCAAATTTTTGCCCACTTTTTTTGGCCAAAAGCCCACTTTTGAAAAAATTTGGGCAGACATTTTTTGCGTTATTTTCGTCAATTTTTCGCTCAAAAACCAAAAAGAAGAGAGCCAGTTTACGCCGACTCTCGCAAAATATCATTCAATTTTTATAGCCATTATATGTATTAATGCGGTTCATAGACTCAAGTTCTTCATGCTCTTCGTCTATAAACTTGATATCGGTAACCTCAATACGCTTCATCTCGTTAGGATTCGCAAACTCTACGATCCCATACATTTTGCTCATTATACCAGCAGGACGTCCACCCCTTGCTTGCATCGGCATAGAGCATTGTTCCCACGTATGGAAATATCCAAATCGTTCTCCGACTTTACAAAGTCTATGCTCATATGTAATCTCTGCATTCATTATCATTAAATATCAGTCCCCCATTAAACATCAACTTTAATTCCAAGAAGATAGTCCGCATATTCAGACAACAACTCAGCAGCTTCCTCACGGTAATCCTCGTTGAGCTCTTGACCCGCTCTCAATTTATTTTCCAAAGAAGTGAGGCTATCAAGTTTCTCACAAATTTCGCCAATAGTTAATTTAGCCATTTTTTATCTCCACTTTCAAATTTCATTTGTAGTTTCGAAGCATTAAAGCTGTGTATAATATCATCGCTCCTAACCATTGAAGGCTTGTGGCACGGTCTCCTTTTGATAGAATATTTACCACCAAACTTCCTAAAGCTCCAGCTACCATTAAGGCTGGAAATATAAGTTTTAAGATTTGCATGATGTATCACCTCCTGTAATCAACTCCGAATATGGCAAGCTCTCAATGAATTTACAGAGTTCTCTCCATTCATCCAAGCGATGATTACAACGAGACTTATAAATATTAGCCAGAACCTCGTAATTCAGCATAACGGTTCGGCGCTGGTTGTAAGAACTCGGCAGGAGCTGAATCATCTGCCACCAAATATCTTTGTCTTTTGTTTTGAGATATTCCTCTCGATAGTAATTCAAAGTTCCAACCATCATATTCATAAGCCACATAGGATGTCCACAAGCCCAGCGTTCTTTTCCGTCGTTGTTATTAATGTACTCATTCATATCACGATCTGAATCATATAAATGCTCGGTCGAGAAATCCTCCAGCGTAAACTCCTTATCCGCAATCTTGTGCATAGTACTGCAGGAGTTTGCAACAGTACCGACCTTGTAAGTCGAAAATTCTTTCCAAAAATAGAAAGGAGCTGTGATATCCAGATATACAGTAATCATCCGCATGAACTTACGATGATCTGTACCAGCATTAACGAGTTTCATCATGAGGTCGTGATCGTTGGGGCCGATAATAAGTCGTTCACAATCTTCAACAGGACATCCTGCTGGATCGTTACAATCGCAGTTCTTGATACCAAAATGTAAGTCTTCGCATTTACCGCTATCGCTCTTCTCCCAAGAGTTATAAGAATTGCGCATTCCTCTGATGGCTGCCTCCCAGCCCATGACTTCTACGTTTTCAATCTTTATCATTGTTATTCTCCTCATATTTAGTTTCAGGATATGCAATTTTGGTCAAGCTTCCAGGATTCAATGTTGTAATAGGTTTATTTAAATATCTGGCGAAAGCAATTTCATACGTAGCACCTTCGCCAAACGTTCCGTCATCTTTTGTGATAGCAATCACTTTATCAGCTACACTAATTTTGTACAGATAATCCTGGACGATCTGAATGAAATTCTTGTTTTGCTGTTTTGTTGGATAATCTACTTGGCAACCAACGGACTTATAAATATCTGCCACTTTTTTGATCTCTTCTTCCTGAGACAAAGAAGCGATAATTACTATTTTCATATTTTTCTCCTTTTCTTTAATAAGTCGATAGCTTTACGCAATGAACGAATACATCCTCGTCTCCAGAAATAAGAATACGGCTTGATGGAATACAAAAGCATTTCGAGATTGTGTATGTCCTTGTCGCCTAGTCCATTCATTTCATCTTGAAGGATTCTAGTAGTTTCTTCACACTCTCGAAGTACGTAATCCCTACGAGTTTTAAACGCCATCGGTTTTCTCCTCTCACTTCTTATTTCCGAAGTATATTTTTAAGAAACAAAATATTAGCCATATTCCAGTTGCAATTAACCAACTGAACGCCAAACCAAAACACATAGTTATAAGTTTGATGAACCCACAGGTGATCAGCCAGCTGATAAAGTAGCCGAGTATAATAAGTAAAACTACAATAAACATATTTTTCTCCTTTCAATTCTCCGCGAAGCTGAAATTTCAGCTTTGCTGTAAATAAAAAGAAATAGGAGACCTTGTTTCAGATCTCCTAAACTTTTAATATGGTTTATGATTTTATTTGAACATGCTTCCATCCCAAACCCAACGGTATATACGATACCATACAAATATCGGTGTTAATAACACCCTCAATATAGTTATGATTACGTCGTCAAGTTGAATTTTATGTTTCATATAAATCACTCCTTTCATAAAGGAACTTGTTTATTTCGCGTCTTTATTCGTACTTCGGATCATCCACAACAGGCATCCATACTTCATTTACATTATTCATTCTTCATACTCTCCTTATTAAAACCAAAAAGAAGAGAGGCTCATTTCTAAGCCTCAAATTTTTTAATTCTTCTGGTATCATAGTTATATAATCGAAACCCACCATCAAAACCTGGCTGTTTTAATGTAACTCTACAACACCAATTATCATGTTCTGTTAAATCCTCCACTTCGAAGATCATACCTACATAGTGCTTTGTGTTGTTAGACATTATAACTAAATCGCCTTTTTTTAACGTTATAGCTTCTTTTATGGTCATAACTATCACTCCTTTCATAAAGGAACTTGTTTATTCCGCGTCTTTATCAGATATAACGTTTGCGTTTAAAGGCTCTCCCAACCATTTATCAAATGACGCTTTGCATTCAGGGCACAAGTCTATACGACCCTTGTCATGATAATGATAGTTTTCATATTTGTCGCAATACATTTTCGCAAGTCCATTGCTGTGTATAATATCGTTGCTGTTATAATGTTCATAGAAGTTTCCACAACGGTCACATTTTTTAGCTTTACTCATAATTTTATTCTCCTTTAATATCTATAACGTTTAGTTGTTTTTGTCCCATTTATTTAGCTTTCCATTTTCCCATTCTTTCGTTCTAGCAGTGTACATGATTCTGCTAATCTCTTCTGAACTAGTAGCATTTATCAGTTGAGCTATGTATTTACTAGAATATCCTAACTCTTTAGCTGCCGTTATGGCATATCTTTGATATTCCTGATAAGTGTCAGTGAACTTTTGTTCTAATCTACTCATATTAAATCTCCTTACATCACAAAATAAAACGAACCTGCGTCCGCAAACGCTTTTAATCTATTTAAATTCGAAATCATATGTATTCGTTCACTAGGTAAAGGCATATGTTTTGGTTGATCGTTTATACTTTTTAGAATTGTACTATCACAAATATCAGCATACCAGTTTGGTGGAATAGTCAATCTTGGGCGTATAGTGTTAGTCTCAGGCTCAGGTTTGTCTACAAAATCAATCCTTTCAATTTTTGCAATACTCCCTTTTAATGGTTCATATACACTTGCCGAACCCATTCTCTTTACATCAGATCGCAAATATCTTCTGTCTATAAGAAACTCGACAACGTCGTTATTATTCAGAGCATATTGATTGGTAGAGTTAGTATGAATATCCGCTTTAGCATCAGCCAACATCCCGTAAAACACGTTTCCGGTACTGGTGGTGATTCTATATTTTGCTCCCATAGTTGTGCCGTAATATGAGCCAAGAGCGATTAAATAATAGTCTTGGTCAATCCCAAATTCGCTATCACCATTAGCTCGCATAAATCCATTTTCATCAACCCAACCGTGCTCATTAATGCACTTGTATTGCGCGGATCTTTTATTCGTAACACTACGCCAATCCATCCAAGTCTTAAACGATGTATCGACATCGGTAGGTACACCTAAGTCTGTATATTCTGCCACTGTAATAGCGTTAACTGACGTACTCAGCCCAAATATCAATAGAGTAGTAGCAACCATTGCTTTAATAATTTTATTCATCTGTGACTAACACCTCTCTTAAAATATCAATTAATGTTTATTCGATTCCGCATACCATGAAATGTGTAAATAAGTTGCGTCGTAGAATTCAAACGCTGGTTCCTCTGGATCCTCAGACCAAGCTTCACGATAACCTTCTGTTGTGTCATAAGAGAATTGGTAACCAAGTTCAGTAAGCGTATCGTTAAGAAAAAGGATTTCCTGATCGCTTATATCTGTTACTTCTACATCTATATGAAATTTTTTATGTTTTGCTGCAATATCGATTTGTGTTTCGATAGATGATAAGAGCCAATCTGCATCAACAGTTTTGTGCCATGCTTCTTTTGCAGTAATCATTTTCAATCCACTCCTTTATTCAAATGGTACTTGTTCAACGTCTCCGCCCTGGACGGTTACTGACTGCATGAGCTTCCCTGTTTCTTCATCGTAAAATAAAGTATCCAGAATATTATCAATCTCGTCTTGAATATCCGGATCTGTCATTTTCATAACTTCGTAACCTTCGAGGCCTACGTTACGCCTGAGTTTTTTCATCACGGTAGCTGACCAACGCCGGAACTTACGAGCTTCAAGTCGTCTACTAGCAAACAAAGCTTCATAGATTCCATATTCGTTAATGGCTAGCATATCTTGCGTTTTTCTTGCTCTAGATGTGACCCCGTTTGAACCCATATCACATACATCAACTCGGACTCTAGTCAAAAAATCAGGATCGAGCCTACGTGACACGTCAAACGTTTTCAATTTCAACGCATCGCAAATATCTTTTAAGATTGCCCACCATTCGCCATCGATCTCGACGAATCGAATATCATACCCGCACCAATTTTCTGTTTTAATCATTTTCAATTACTCCTTTGTTTTATATAAAGATGTTTTTGTGCCATCGTTTGGATGGTAATCTGCAGGATACAAAACCCGCTCGCAAACTATATTTTTCCTATTTGATTGAGATATCTGGTCTGAAAGATCAACATCCCAATTGGTCGAAGTGTTTATGCATAAAACATGTTGACTTTCTTCCGTTCCGTTATATAAAATTCCGACAGTTCTTGCATGATAAAACGATTGCAGATGGTTGACGTTGGACGCATCGATGCTAGGTATTACAACATCCATATCGTCATGACATTTATTTAAAATAGCCTTTAAATCTCGTACTTTTATATTCATAATCATTTGCTCCTTTCTTAATAAAACAAAGAGCCCGTCCGTAGACGAGCCTTAAATATCATTTCTCTTAATCTGAATGTTCCACGCTTTGTTTTTAGGATCATAAGCTATGAACCATTCGAACTTCGATTTCATCAAAAGTTCCTCGATCTTAACAACAAGCTCTAAAATATCTTTCATTTCGTTTTTCTCCTTTTCTTTCATATGTTGTGTATATTTGCCCATGCGTTGTATATGCTCATCCATGCGAGTCCATGTATCGACGGCTTGTACAAGTGAATTATCCTCCGCTTCTCCTTTCAAAAATCTATTAAGCGTATCCATGCATTCCGGGCATAGATCTATACTCCGTTCCTCATAACTTCTTACATGTCCCTCGTCATTTTTTCGAACGCGTTTAATGCTATTAAATACTCCCGCTTGATCGCCGATGGGATAATGCTCATACAGTTTTCCGCACCTATCACATTTCTTTGCTAATGCCATTATTTTTTTCTCCTTTCTTATTATCTAAATACTTCTTTCGGACCTCCTCGAACGTGTAGACTGAAATACATAACACTTTATTTCCAAAGAGATCGTAGTCTACATACATATCTTTAGTTAAATCCTTAAGAACCGATAGTGCGGTATCCCGATCAATTGCGTCTTTTATCTTTTGCATCATCACAAACCCCTCGGCATCGTCTTGACTAAATATCATTACTTTCCTCCTTTCATCTCTCGCCGTCCGCATCCGCGCCTCGGCATTCCCATACTGGCGTTTTAACCAACGAATATAATTGTCGTCCGTTCACCACGCCGCAACCTTCGATTCTTCTGTTATCTCTCAGCATATTCAGCCCTGCAGTTCCGATCATATGAATAATATAATCTTCATACAAAGCATCCATATCCGAGAATTCGCACCACATAACACGATAAAAATAATCCACCAACACTTGTCTTTCGTTAACCATTAAGTCCAGCCCCTTTAATTTATAATTGTTTTCCACAACGTCCTTGTTTACCTGATAAAGCATATAGTCTACGTCCGTTAATTACAGCGCAAGACTCAATGAGTTCGTTCTTTCGCAAAATATAAAGCCCGTCATAACCGACGAGCTTCTCAAGATAATCCTCATAAACCGCATCAAATGTCCAACAATGTTCTTCTAAGGTTCTAAGTATTTGTTTAATATCAGTCATGATTACATATCTCCTTTTACGTCAATGATGATAACATCAGTCGCAATATCATCTTCGTACTTAATATTCATAGGCATAACCGTACATATACCGACACTAGTCTCAATAGTGAGCGGTAATCTATTATCCGGATCATGATATACAATCGCTTCTTCTCCATCATCGATAATCGCGAAAGTAGCATTCACCAAACCGAGTTTGAAATATACTCCGTTAAGGCGCATCAGATATTTATACTTATGCCCATCAAGCTCTGATTTTTTCAAACTATAACCTTGAGCTTTAGCGTCAGCAAATATCTTTCCAAAATCGATTTTTCTGTTCATACCACTATCGTAAATAAGTCTAGCTACATTCGGATATCGGTCAGTGTCCTCTACCAGTTCAATAGAACCGGCAGACTCA